TAACTTCTGTGCCACTACCTGCATCTGTAGGGTCTGTTGTCCATAGCGATACATAAACCGTTGCTGGTGCTGTATATGTTGTGTTGCGTAGAGTTACATTTATAAGTGCGTTCTCTAAATAGTTACTCATTTCTGACATAATATTTTCCTTATCTTGGTGTTACGCTTAGTGAAGTGTATGGGTATGTTTGACCCAAGTCGCTTGTTTTAATATTAGCAATTGCTCTGTCATATAAAGCTGACCATGTTTGAATACGTGCATCATTCAATAAATATGGCTCTGCTTCTGCTAGAGTTGAATATAATAAAGCGTCTGGGTAGTTAGCTAGATATAAATTACTAGCAGTTGTTGTTGATATAAATGTAGGTTGAGCATAATATAAAATTTGTGCTGTAAAGCTACCATTAGGTGTTGGCGCAAATTGAAACTCTGAACCTAACATTGTAAAGTAAAATGGTCTTCCTGATAATGATGTTTGAAAGTTTTTAAAGAATAAGTCTGGTGACTGAAACTCTAAAATAACAGGAGGGTTACCTTGTAAATGTATTTCTCTTACCTCTAGCATATCAGAAGGTAATGCTAATGTACCGTCACCTGAAGTAATAGGAGCAGTTGCTACCTTTAGCATCTTTTCAGTTCTTAAGTCACGTGACATTCTTGTTTGTGCTAACTGAATAAAGTCAGGTATCTGTGACGATAAGTCTGTGCGTGCTAAGTAGTTCTCTACTACTGTCACAAAGCTAGTATAGTTGGTAAAAGCCATTTAATATCCTTAAAGTTTTTTTACTAATACGATACAACCATTATCTATCTTTACTTGTTTAGTAATAGTAAAGCGAGTGCTGAGATGTTTGTTCCACCACTCTAAAGGTTGTTGTATAAGATGTGCGTTTCTACCGTCTGGTAGAACTTTTACTGCTGGACCTGTATGTATTGTAAACAGTCCGTATTTATCTACGACTCTTTTTAAGTCATCTAAAACATTATCTAGTAATTCAGGTTCTATGTGTTCAAGAACGTCTATACATGTTACAAATTCGTTTGGTTCTGGTGTTTGACTCCATAATGGGTTGCTTGGTTCATAGGGAGTATAAATAACTTCTGACTTTATACTGTCCTTTAGTCTACATTTACCTGCACCATAGTCTAATAGGCTTGTAATACCAAAACTCTTTATAACATCATCAACAATTGGTGCAAAATACGTACTTGCTACACCATAGTCAGGGTTCTCATGCAGTTTTGTCTGCATGTCTCTGTATTCGTTAGATATTAAGTTGCTCAATGACTTCTTTCCATGTTCTATCGTCTTGGTAAATAAGCCTCATGTGTCTATACCAAGGCATACTTGGTTGACCATATCTCCATTGATGCCATTTAGGTACTAAGCACCATGTTTTAACGCCCATAGCAGCACTACAATGTAAAGCGGTAGTGTTGACCCCTAAAGTCATATCACAAGCTGCTATAAGTGATGCTGTATCGTCATAGTCTTTTGCGTCTGTAGCAAATTCAAAGTATTTAATACCTTCAATTTTGCGTTCTACGCTATAGTCTAAACTAACTAACTGTATATCTTTACGTTTAAGTAGCGGTTGTAAGTCTTCTTCTGTAAGCTCACGACCTTTAGCGTTAGTTCTAAACGTACCGCCTTTAGTAGTGATACCTATAACTTGTTTACCCCATGTCTTAAACATGGACTGCCACATAGTAACTTTATCAGGATCTGCTTTTAGAAAAGGAGTCCCAGGAAAAGACTTGCTCGTTGGTCTGAAAAACTGAGGAAGCCCACCAATACCACATCTTGCATCAAATGTAATTCCATCTAACCACTCCACATTATCTTTTTTACGAGTGCCATGCACTTCTGCTTTTGGGAAACTGCGTCTAAATAATGTTTCTAATCTTTCGTCACAGTCTATGTAGACTTGCTTACTAATGTTTATAGCATCTGGTATACATGATGCGTAGAATATCTCATCACCTAAACCTTGTTCACCATAGATAACTATAGTCTTGTCTTTATCGCCATTCCATCTAGGTTCATCACCATAGACTAATTCTTTCCGGAACTTACCACCTAGTGACTTATCCCATTCTATCCAACCTTTTTCCCATTCACCTTTAGCAAGGTAACTATGAGCTAGGTTTAATTGTGAGTGTAATTCTGTAGGGTCACATTCTAAAGCCATCTTTGCAGACTTTTCTGCATCATCCCATCTTGACATTTGAACAAGTGAAGCACTAGCATTAGAGTATGCCATTGCATAGCTAGGGTCTAATTCTGCTGACTTTAAGAAGTATTTAATAGCATCTTCAAACATATCCATTTCGTGACATGCACGACCTAAAGAAGTCCATAATGCTTTATTGCCTGGTTGTTCTTGTAATGCTCTACGGAAGTATTGGTAAGCAAATGCAGGCTTTTCACCCATGAGCCAAATATAACCTAAAAAGTTTAGTGTAGCTGCATCATTAGGATATATCATTAATACTTCGTTAATAATAGGCATTGCAACATCATACTGTTCCTTTTGTATGAGGTCGTGTATTGCTAACTGTACTTGTTTTAATTCGTCTTTATCCACGCTTTGTAGTCAACTTGAGATATGGATAGTTTTCGTTTATTTCTTTTATGAGTTCTTTAGTTTGGTGTGGGTTATACATGTCTATACCCTTTTGCTTTAACTGCATTTCCACTACAGGTGGAATACTAGCAAAGTGCGCCCATTCTTGTTTTACACCGTTATTCCAAACTTCAGGATTATCTCTTGCTTTTTTAATATTGTCTAACATGCCACTAATATCTTGTGTGCTAGTTAGGTAGTATGTATCTTTAGCTGGGTCATAGTCAAAGTACTGACTTACACCTGTTACGCTATTGTGGTCAAATAATATTGGCATAATAAAAATACAACAGAGGGAAAATTAATTCCCTCCATTATATCATATCTAATTACTAAGCACCTACGTTTTGAACTTTTGCATGTGCGTCAGGGTTCTGTACTACTAAAGCATATTCTGCTGTTAATAGATATTTAGTTGAGTCACCAGTTTTAGCAAGTTCTTCTTTGCTTAAAGGTCTGAGTGAAGCTAAACCAACATAGCCTGGGTCAATACAAAGAACTGCTGCATCACGCATGAAACGGTCAAGTTTCACAGTATGATTACCGAAGTCAGAAACGTAAACGTCTGCTGCACCAGTAATTGAAGCCTGTGCTTTAACTTGTACGTCTACAAACTTAGTAGCAATACCAGCAAAGCCAGAGAAACGTGACTTGTTAGTAGCTGACATAAGAATTGTTGATGGCTCGCCACCATCTGTCCAAGCTAATTGTAAAGCTGACTTTAAATCTGCTTCAATGAATGTTACTGCTGTACCGTCTGTAGGAGCTGCTACTGTACCGTTTACGAAGCCAGGTGTTGTACCTGCTGTAGAACCTGTAGCAATTACTCGGTTAGTAATCCAAGACTCAATACCTGCAGATGAACGAGCTGTTGCTGCGCCACCTGCTGATGATGCTTGGTTACGTACTAAAGCATACTCCATGTCACGCTTCATTTCTTTACCAGCTTTCATAAGTTGGTAAGCAACTTCAGACTTACGACCATACTTACGTACTACGTCATAAGTGTTTGAAATTTGAACTGTTTTGCTTGAGATTTGAGTATAGTTACCTAATACTGTTGTTGCTGCTAATGTTGAGAATGAAGAGTCATCACCTTCAATAGCTCTGTTAGTACCTGCTGCTGCAAGTGCATCTGTTTGCCATTGATGGTAAGTTTGACCTGCTGACATTCTTTTTGCCATTGATAACAATGGTGTGTCTTCTGGAGAAATATCAAAGATAATGTCTTCAAAAGACTCTGCTATACCTTTACCGGTATAACTATTGGTTGCTGATGCTGCCATGATTATGGTTTCCTTTTAAATTAAAGCATGTTTTCTATAAGTTTTTGAGCTGCATCTGACTTACCTGTCTTACGTAATTGCTCACGTAGGTTACGGTGGTTAGAATTAGCTTCCGCTTTGGTATCTTTAGAACCAGGTTTCACAACTGGTTTAGCGTTTGATACCTTTTTCTTCACAACTGAATTTTGTTGTAGTTTTCGCCATTGCATAGCGTCATGCAATACCTTCACGTGACGAGGGTCAACAATTGAGTTGAGTTCTGCATCTGAAAAGCCATAGTCTTTGCCAGTAGATAACAATGCTTGGTTAGTCTCAGGACTCCAATTTGGTATCTCTTTAGCTAAAACTTCTTTTCCTTTTGCTATCTTCTCTGCCATCAATTGCGATTGCTTCTGAACGACTTGTTGCTTTTTGGCTTCAAACTGTGAAACAAGTTGACTACGTTCTGTCTGTAGTTGGTTGTATGAGAAGAAAAGTTTTTGCGCTTCCACAAAGTCATTATCAGACAATTGTTGCCAATTCACGTTTGCATATTGGTTTAATTGTTGGTCTAATGATGTGATTTTTGCTACATCTTCAATTAAGACATTGTTAAGTTGCATCTGTTCTTGAAAGGCTTGCTCCTGCATTTGTATTTGCTGGGCATATGCTTCTAGCTCTTTACGTTGTTCTGCTACTTGTTGTGTCTTTTGCGTGTAGTCTAAGCCTTGTTGAGCTAATGCTACTACTTCGTCTAGTGGCTTTTCAACATCTTCACCATTGACTTTAAGTTTAAGGATAGCAGGAACTTCATCTTGCGACTGTTCTTCTTCCTCAACCTCTTCATCTGGTTCTTCTGTTGCTTCTTCTGACTCTACTTCTTCAGTAGCTTCAGCCTCAGCCTCTAGTGGTGTTTGTTCTTCTTCGTCTTGAAGTTCAGGTGGTTTAACATCTGACTCAATACTATCACCAAGCATAGTCTCTAACCGACTTTGTGGTGACTGTTCTGCGACTTGGTCACTCATAGTTTATTTCCTTGAAATTAGACAATAAAAAAACCTACCGAAGTAGGCTTTAAGTGGGCTTGTCCTTACCCAAATATCTTAAACTTAGGTCTGTCCGTTTGGATAGCTGCGAGCTTACCTGTGGTCATCACGTCAGTAAGTTGCTTGTTTATTTGGTTTAGTAGTTGTAGTGCTATTACTAATCTGTTGTGTGTCTTCTCATCACCTAGTGGACTGTTTGCCATACTAGCAATAAGACTTTCACGAACCTTATCCAATGCTTCTTTATAGATAGGGTTGTCTAATATTTGTGCTGCTTGTTCACCACGTTTAACTTCTTCTAGTGACTTATCCGCCATACATCATCCCTGCCTGAACTTTAATTTGTGCAATGGCTAAGTCAGTTTCAGCTTTTAATTGTGCTTTAAACTTCTCTAACTCAGCTTGTGCGATTATTTTTTCACGTTCAATTATTATATCATTCTTTGAACGTTCTTGTTCTTGCATCATTTGTGCTTGAGCTTTTTGTTGTTCAATCTGTAATTGACCTTGAACCATAATCTCTGCTTCAGAAGGTTTATTAGATTGACCTTCTTGCTCAGGTGTATTAGCTGGATTAACCCAAAACTCTTCAGGGTTCTTAAAGCCTGCATTCTGTGTAAGTTTAGCTAATGCGTTGTATATCTTTTCAGGATTAGTTAAGCCAACAGCAATAGCTTCTTTTTGCATATTCAAAATAGATGTTAAGTGAACCAATTGTTGGTCTTTATTACCTGCACCTAAGCCTACAGAAATAGATAAGTCTTTACGAGCTTTCCATTCTCTAGGGTCTACTTCTACCCATTTGTTACGTAGACGAATAATGTCTGGTTTAGTAAGTGTTGTTCTAACTAAGTGATGCACAAGTTTAAATAACTCTTTTACACCTGTCTCAGCAAATGTTCTAGCTACTAACTCAATACGTTGTTGAGACGCATTCATAATCTGTGCTACACCGGTAGCTGTCTTGTTAAGACTGTTAGAGTCTAAGCCTTGATTGTAAGCTGTGATACCTGTTCTCTTCTCTTTCATAGAGTCCATGTATTCAACCATACCGAATGATGATGCTGGTAGTGGTGGATGTGATAAAGGCATAATACCTGTGCCTGGGTCACCATCTACACGAACAATACCACCTGGTCTTGACGTTAGCATATCGTCTAGGTTTACTCTATCGCTAATAGCATAACGACCATTGTTAGCTAGATACATATTATCTAACTGACCACGAATAAGAGTAGACTTAATGAGCTGAATGTCCATAGTCAAGTCAGCATAAGAACGACCAATATGTCTATGTGGCATTATCATAGGTGTGATACATGCGAAAGGTACATACTCACATTTCTCTTTATAAAGAACTGTGTTACCTAATACGACTACTCTATATCTTTCACCATCTAACTTAATGTATGTGTCTTTAACAAGTGCTTCTTGTGACTCAATAGCTCTATCATATTCTTCGTCATAGATATCACGAGCATTAGACTCTTCTTCAAACGTATCACGAAGGTCTGACATAATAGACTTAATATAATCTAGTGGCTTGTCAAACGATTCAGCAATGTCAGCTAACTGCATCACTTCTCTGTGCTGAACAAACTTAGCATCTTGTAGGTTAGGACCATTAACTTCTACAGATACCATCATGTTTTCTGGAGCTACGTTCTCAATATGAATCTCTGTATTCTTTTCTGTAACCTTGAGCTTAACGTCATGTAACATAGGTTGCATAACTGTAGCTGGGTCAACACCATTCATGGTTGCTTGTTGATAGACAACATCCATGTTGACACTTGGGTCAGGGTAGCCAGTATGCTCTAATACTTCTGTGCCTTCATCTGAAGCCAACATCTGTAGTTGTGCGTCAGATAGACCTTTATACTCGTATTCTTCTTCTTCCTCTTCTTCTTCGGCATATACTTTTACATAGCCGTTCTTAGAGAGTAGTGCGTCTTTAAACCATACGTAGAATATCTTGAAGCCTTCGTTTTGCTCCATCACTACATGGTTAATATAATCTGTTTCTTGTTCTGCTGCTTCTTGGTCTTCAGGACCTTTAGGGTCAAACTGAACAACCTTATCACCAGCTACAAAGACTTTAAGTAATTGTGGTAATGCTGACTCAATAGTATCTTGAACGTCATACGATACAACTTGTGAACGACCTTCTTCTTCGTTACCAAATGGTTGTCCTAGGTAATAGTCAATCGCTTCTGCTCTATCATTAGACAATGCACTATCATTTACACCATAGGCTATATTCTCTTGCGCCTCTATCTGTGCAATTATTTCCATGTCTTCTATATTCATCAAACAATTCCTCTATTTGTATATTGTATTTTCTCTTTGCTCCATGACTCGTTCTTCATAGACTCAATAGAGGTACATAAATATCTGAACGCATCTGCTCCATGTGAATACTCATCATGTAGTGGCGCACCAGGTTCGTTAGTTGCAGAGTTTATACTTCTGCGATAATTCTTTAAACACTCAACAAGTCTTTGTGCTGACTTATCAAAGTATATACGGTGGAAGTTCATACGTGCTAACTTAATACCAGACTCTATGTCTGCTTTAGGCACAATACGTATATCCCATCCTAACTTCTTCATAATCTCTTCTGCTGATATACCATGCTTAAAGTCTTTAGACTGTCCGTCATGTGGTAAGAACATTGTACCCCAGTTATAGGATAAGTTCTTTAGTTGTGCAGAATAACTATCTAATGTTCTGTGGTCATCTTCTATATAACCAATGATGCGTAAGTCTGATATACCTTTTTGGCATAGGATAACTGACATGCTGTCGTTCCATCCTAAGTCCATAACTACATGAACCTTCATCATAGGGTCATAAGGTACGGTTGTTATACGACCAGCTTCTTGTGCTTCTCGTATCTCATTAGAGTATATAGCACCATCTACAGCAGCTTTACAATCACCTTCCCAGATGTTTGCATAGTCAGGGTTAGTCTTCTCGCTATGTAGACGTTCTATCTCTAGTACTTCAGGAAACCAAGGATTGTCAGTATAGTTTACCTTGACTACCTTAGCGTTCTCTGGTGGCTCTACCACGAACCTTGTATATGTATCGTCTGTATCTATATTAGGGTTGAATGATACCCATATCTCTGAATTAGGTTTACGTATCGTAGGTATAAGAATATCCCATGACTTCTTACTAACAGTCTGAGCTTCCTCTACCCATACAACATCACAACCTTCAAACGATTTAATAGACTCTACTGTATTAGTAGCTAAACCAGTAAAGCTAAATGTACTACCGTTAAGACCTCTAATCTCAGCTTCCAGAACCTCGTAGAAAGCTCCTAGACCTAATGCTTGTATCTGGTCATTAAGCAAGGTATGAACTGATTGTTTAATACTGCGTTGTATTTCTCTGGCACATAAGACACGTGTTGGTTCACTAGCTGCTTTTATAAGCAATGCCCTTGCCATAGACCATGACTTACCTGAACCTCTACCACCGTATGCTACTTTGTAACGGTGTGGCTCAAATAGAAACTGTAACTTATCAGGAAACTCAGCTATCGTTTGGTTTGACAAAGCTAATTCCTACACCAATGGGTATATCTCCACCATCTACACCACTTATCTCTGTAGATGATAGGTCAGGTAATGACTTACGTAATAGTATCTCTATAGCCTTCATGCGTGTAGGGGTAATTTCTTTTTCATCATCTACACCAAGTGCATGATTTTGCAATACATTTACTAGCTGACTTGTTTGTATTTTAGTTCTTACTTCGTCTTGATGTCTTTTTCTTAATCGTTCTGCCATGATATTGCAACTCCTTATAGGTTGGTTGCCCTCTATTGTCTATTGTCTTGTAATAATCCTGTACCTAATGGTACGCCAACACCTACTCCAAACATTTGGTTACCAAATTTGTTAAATAAACTTGCTCTTTCTTCTGGTGTAGCATATTCGTATATATCTTTAATGCCAGAGCTTTCTAAAATACCTTTAGCTTGTGGGCTTAAGTCTTTAGGTACAATTGCACCTTTAAACTCACCAATGTCTACTGCTCTTTGTGGTTTTATTTCAAAGTAACCTGTTGGCATAGACTTTAAGCTATCTAAATATGCTGAAATATCTGCTTTTAAATTCTTTGGTGCGTCTTTATAATAGTCATCTAATATACTATAGCTTCTTGTTTCTGCTATGTCTAGTATAGCATTGTCAGCATCAAATGATGGGTTTACTTCTCTTAGTCTTTTAGTTAAGTCAAAGTAAGCATCATTAAACTTTTCTTTAATTGGTGTAAAGTCGCTTTCGCTTAATATCTTATCTCTGCTGCCTTTAATTTCTGTTAGGTTTTTAAACTTAGGTGTTACTAATGCCCTTACATTACCTACACCATAATTCCAACCTTCTGTACTAGCTCCACCCTTCATTTCTTTTACAACATTTTCTAATGTTACTGGAGCATATCTTCTGTTACCTGATGGTGTATATCCTTTAAATATTCTTTCTTTAATATTTACACCTTCTTCTGGTAATTTACTTTCAAAGTTCATTAACCAGTTTTCATATTCTTTTCTATTGGCACTTCTTAATTCATTTAGCGTTGCGTCAAATTTATAAGGGTTTTCAATATTGGTTGGCAACATTCCTTTTTCATCTAAAAATTTTGCAACAAATAAATTGTTATATTCTCTATCTTTGTATTCATCAATCAGATTACTAAAATCTCTTTCGGCATTAGGAACTTTATTTAGTGTATCGCCTAACACACCTTTTAAGTTTTGTTGGCTTTTATAATCAATATTATAATCAATACCAGGAGAACGCTTTGTATAAGCATCTGACCTAAATACTGGATTTTTAGCAGATGGTATAGCCATTTCTTTAGAGCCAATTAAAGATATATCTCCAAAACCAGATAATGGTTCTGACACTTTACTAATGGCTAATGATGGTACAGGCATACCGCCTAGTTTGTTTGCTGCAACAAGTTTTTCTGGTGTAAGATTATGTTGAACAATAAGTTCTTCACCTGCTCTAACGCCTGGAACATATTGTGACAATAGTCCTTTACTTACATCACCAACTGGCTTGACAGAACCAACTAAACCTAAAGCAAGGTCAGTCATATCTTGAGTAGTATTAACAGGCTTAGGTGTATTTAAGTTTTTCCATAAACCTTGTGGGTCACCACGTAATAAATATGATAATGGTGCATTACCTTGTTGAATATAGTTGTTAAGTAAACGGTCTAGTGGCGACAGGGTAGCTTGGTCTTGCTGGCTTGCCCATGTATTTAATAATGCCATTATAACTCGCTTTCTTGTCCGTTTCCTTTTAGAGGATATATCATTCGTTTATAGCAGTCCCACCATTCTTGACTATAGTCTGTATTCTGATAATCTTTAAAGCATGGTGTGCCTAATGTGTGATGCACTAACTTAGCATCTGGGTTGTATTCGTATTCTGTTTCTAGCCAATTCCATGTTTCATCTAACTTACCTACTTGCTCTTCAGGATATTTAAGCCATTCAAATCTATGTAAGTATTTACCTGTTTGTTCTTGCACAAACTTAGGTGTTAATTGTTTGTTTAGCCAATGTGAGCAGTTCCATAACATAACACTTGACCAGTTCTTTTTAGGATAGTCTTCGTTCTTTGCACCTAAATACTTGACAGGATGCTTTGTTTGGTAATGATGCTTGACTACCTTAATTGCTTCGTCTGTATCAAAGTTAGCTAGTATCTCTGCTATATCTGTTCTGCATATCATGTCACCATCTACGAATAGTGCGATACCTTTAAAGTTATTTAGATATGGCACTAGAAAGCGTGAATAGATAAATGCGTTACTACCGTCTGTATGTGTTTCTTTGTAGTCTTTTAAAGTGTTTAATGCTAATGGTGTAAAACTTACCGGTATAGATGACTTTTCTATAACTGACTGGCAAAAGTTGTGATAAGCAATTGGTTCTACCTTGCCATCATATCCTACATATATATCTAGTTTTACCACTTTACTTTGTTTGCCCAAAAAGCGGCACTCATTTTTCCTTTAGCAATATTCTTAGCGTGTCTTGCCTTAAAAGACTTTGCTCTATCTGTATTTGTCTTGTCACCACTTACGCCCTTTTGTCCAAAGCGTATAAGTTTCTCTGTGTCACCATCTTTGGCTAATACTGCATGTGATTTAGTAGGATGATTAGGCGTTCTTTTAGGTTTATTATAACCTGAGAATGTTTCTTTACCCTTCTTAATCATTTCTTTTTCTTAGCTGTCTTTGCTGATTGTTTAAATGCCATAGCAGTAGGTGCACCTTTAGAACCTACCTTACGCATCTTCTCACCTGAGCCTGCTTTTATTCTAGCACGTTTAGCAGCGAGATTTGCGTAGAGACCTGGTTTATTTGCCACGTTTAGCTGCCTTTTTCATAGGCTTAGCTGTCATAGATTTACCTGTTTTCTTTGCATATGATTTAGCTTCCTTTTTGCCTTTTTCTGTGTAAGCAAACTTCATTTTTCCGACCATTGGCATAATTATTTACCTTTCTTTTTAGCCATGCCAGCTTCTGATAAAGCAATAGCAATAGCTTGTTTAGGAGATTTTACTACTTTACCACCCTTACCTGAATGTAATGAACCTGTTTTAAATTCCTTCATCACTTTGTTGACCTTCTTCATCTTGCCTGCTTTTGTCTTCGGTGCTGACTTCATGTTGTTTCCTTAATTTAATAAATCTATGGTCATATCTACAGTCGTTGCATAGCGGATACTCGGTAGAGTCAAAAGGGTCACCGCATTGGCTGCATATTGTTACTAAGAGTGTCATATAAAAGAAAAAGCCCAACCAAGGAGAGAGTATGGTCAGGCTTTTGTGGGATTACGTTATTAACGGACAGGAGTTGTCCAACAAGTAGTATTATAGCATACTTTGCTATATCTGTTCAACAACATTATGCGTTTATTCTTCTTTCTGCTATTGTCAGCAAATTATCGTATGCCATATCTAATTGCCAATAAAAGGCTAATGGTGGTTTAGCACCTAAGTATTTAGCATAGATAGCTTCTTGTTGTCCTTGTTCTAAACTATGCACAATAGCGTGAATAGTCCTTACGTTAGACATGTCTTGCGAAGAGCACATTTCCTCAAACGCCTGACTGGTACTTTCTCCACCAGATGACATACCTATGCTTTTAGATGGATAACCTAGTTTGTGATTATCCGTCTTCATCCATAAAGCCCAATCCTCTAGGATGGACAATAAGCGTTCCATACTAATCATATTGTGTTAGCGTATAAGCTACGCTTTGCCCAAATGTTTCTTGTGTAGTTCTTTGCTGAAGGTTATGTTTAGCATCATCTGCATTATGACTGATAACACCTTTTATTTGGTCTTCTGTAAAGTTTGCTGTGTGTCCAAATATACCTTGTAGTGGATGTGGTTGTGGAATGTAATAGTGCATGAGTCTATTATCTTTATCTTTGAATGCGTGTATATGACCCTCCATCTTCATGGTCACAAGCAAGTTTTTAATAGTATTATAATTGCCATCTACATGTGCTGCTATATCTTTTATAGCTTTAGGCTCTGTAAGGTAAGCTAGTATTTTATCCCTGGTATTCACGATACATCCTTAATTTTACAATGCCACTTCTTCTTATCGTCTTGATGCCAACCATGCACATGAATAGTCCAACCAGCTTCACGAACATGTCCTACGTTTTCATGGTCACCTATTTTCTTTACTCTAGCTGACATATTACCTGCTGTAGTTGTTTGTACCGCTAATACTTCTTTACCCTTTAAAGCTAGTAAGTCTATAAAGCCAAACAAGTCCTGTCTTATCCTTGCAAAACTATTCCAATGTTCTACTACTGCTACTGTGTATCCTTCTTCTCGTAATTTTTTAAGACTTAATTGCGTTGGGCTAGTTGCCATCAAATTGACTTTCGTTAGGTTTAGATGTTCCTTCTTTAAATCTTTTTTCTACAGAACCTGTACTTTTATTAAGTTCGTATTCATAAGTGTGTGGTGATACGTCAGGACTATTCTTTTCTTTTTTGAAAATCTTATCCCAGTTATCTTGTGCTTCTTGTTCAGAAATTAACAATGGTCTTCTTCCAGAACCTTTACCCATTACTTTACCTCCAAATGTCCGTTAGTAAATAACCAGCCTATAGTTTTACGGTGTGCTTCTTCCCATGCTGCTATTCTATCATGCTTATCTAACATCTTATCATTATCTATCATATGGTGGCATTGGTGACATAAGAAAGCTATACGATAATCGTGTCCTTTTATACCTGTTCCTTTACCATCACGTAGTTGGTTAGAGTGTGCAGATACTACAGTTCCGTCTTGCATAGAACACATCATACATGGTGCACCATCTGCTAGTTTAAGTAATTTAGGGTTACGATAGTTCACTAATAATCCCAACCCCAACCCATAGTCTGACCCCATACCTCTATCTGTTGTTGATATTCTGTCATCTCACTTGTGGTTAGTTTAGTACTTGATTTTATAAGTTCTACAGGCATACCTGCAATTTCTGTTTGGTATCGTAAAAATTTATATCCCATAAGTTCATGTATCTTGTCTTTTTCAATGCCAAGATGCTGACCTATGCTTGTATACAATTCCCATAGTCTTTCGTTTTGTTCTAAGCTACGGTTAAGTTTAGCGTCTGTTACTGTTACACGCCAGCGTTTAGTAAAGTCAAGATTTTTTAGCTTCTCTATAAGCTGAGGTAAGTTGTCTTTGGTTAATGCCCACTTTATCATCTCTCCATCCTTTCGTTTTAAATACTTGTCCGTCTTTAGAGGTTGCTTTGTATTCTATGTTATCCCCGAATAGCTTTTTACAAAGTTTAATAAATTCGTTTATGGTTATTTGTTTATCCAATTTTTATCCCACATTTCTTTATAAGGGTCATCTTTGTAAAAGTCTTCACGTTTCCATCTATCAAACTTTTGTCTTACTTCTGGTGGCAATATTTCTTTAGGTTTATCTTGTTTTTTTACAACATATTCAACTGCATTGTAAACAGAAGTAATAGGTGTTATTGGTAAGTTATCTAATATCATGGACTCTCCTTATAGCGTAAACCTTTTTGGTCAAACCAAAAGTTAAATGAACCTTCCCATTGTGCATTACGCTGCTTCTGAACAAAAACTTTTGCATCTGGAATAATCTTTAACTCATCATCTGAAGTCTTACCTTCTTCTATTAACTTCTCTTTGTATCTGTTACGCCATACACAAATAATATTATCACATAAGTTACGAATATGCGAACTCCCCATAATGTTTGTAGCGTCAGGTATCTCTGCTTCGTCTTTAAGTTTTCTAGTATGTGCTACTAAAAAAATACTTACTTGTAAATCACGTGCTATTACCGCTAAAGAATTAGTAAGTCTTTTCTGTCCATCTAAAGACTCTTCAGTTACATCATCCAATTTCATTAAGCTGTCAATAATAAATACATCAACTCCTAATACATGCTTCCCATAATGCAGAGTTGCTATCATGTCTTCTGACTTAGTGCTTCCTGTTTGGTCGTATATATATAACTTGTCTTTAGCACGTTCACAAAACTTATGTATATATTCATCTGTTGGCTCTGGTGAACCTAATGCTTGTGTAATCATTCTAGCTAATGTAAGAACAGGTCTCATTTCTAAAGACGCTATTAAACATTTAGTATTCTGTTTCATCATAGACAATACAACTTGTGATAACCACATTGATTTACCATGACCTGATACACCAGTAAGAATTGTTAATTCCGAAGCCCTAACCCTAAACTTATCTTCCGTCTTAATCCAGCCAAGCGATTTGCCACTATGAACTTCTTCACTAAAATACTGTACCAAACTGTCAGCAAATAAATCCGTACTCTTAACCTTAAACTCCGCATGTCCATACCCCTCGTTATAAAATTCTTGAACTGTTGATTGGCTAACTGTTAGTTTATCTATTACTTCACCTATGTTCACTAGATGCCACCTTCCCAAACTTTGCGGATATTAGTTACAGTTCCATCATCCCATCTT